TTCCTCCAGGAACCACTCGGACGGGCGATCCGCGTTCGCGTCATCGCTGGCGATGCGCTTCACCTGGGCATCCAGGGCTGCGGACAGGGCCTGGGTGCGGGTGAAAGCGGCCTCGGCTTCCTCGATCTTCGCCGCATCGCCACCCTTGCGCGCCGCCTCCAGCGTGCGCTCGGCCACGTCGATGCGGTACTCGACCCCTTCCTTGGCCTGGGAGCGCATGAAGCGATCGACCTCCCACTGCCAGCGCTGCTGGCTGGTCTGCGTCTCCTGCTCGGCCGCGATGTCGGCCTTGATCTTCTGCGAGCGCAGCTCGTCTTTCTGTGCGTCGAGCGCCGCCAGCTTCTCGCGCAGCTCGGCCGCCGTCAGGTCGCCTTCATCGAAGGTCGAATACGCCGCCGCGCGATCGTCCTCGACCGCCTTGAGCTTCGCGTCCAGGTCTTCCGCGCCGGCCGGGGCCACGTAGCGCGGGACGAACGGGGGATCGGATTCGTCATCCGCGCCCGCATCGGCCCCAGGGGCATCGTCCGCAGCGCTCCCGGCTCCAGCCGCGCCGGCCGTCGTGTCAGCGGCGCCGGCCGCAGTGTCGTCGCCCGCATGGTCCCCCGCATCGTCGTCTCCCACGATCTCGGTCAGCGTGGCGCGCTCGTCATCGTCGCCGGCCAGCGCCTCGCGCTCTTCGTCCGACAGTCCAGCCAGCTCTTCGTCGTTCAGTGCCATGTCAGTCTTCCTTTCTCGTTTCGTGGGCAATCATCGCCATCTCCTGCAGCCGCTCGGCCGCGAGCTTCTTCACAGCGGCCATGCGCTTCGGATCCTTCTTCACCTCGCAGTAGCGCTGGCACACGCGGAGGTCTTCCTCGATCTCCCACTTGTCCATGCCTGCGGGCACTGCGCTACGAACTCGCGCCATCACTGCCTCCCTTCGGTTGGAGTTTCACGACTGCATCGGCCAGGGTTTCGAGGCGGGCCACCAGCGCATCGGACACGCCCTGCGCCTTCGCCTCGATCTCGGCCACCCGCACCTTGCCCTCGGCATCGATGCGCGCCTTCTCGGTGTCGCCTGCGGCCTGGGCGCGCATGGTGGTGATCTCGGCCTGCGCCTGCCGAAGCTGCTCGGCCATCGCCTCCAGGTTGCGCGAGGCTTCGGCGCGCACGTCGTTCGCCGCGCCCTCGATGTCCGGGTTGCCCAGGGCCTGCGCCTCGGCCATGATCTTCTGCGCCTCGGCGTTCAGCTTGGCCGCCTTGCCCTGCTCGGCCGCCAGCGTGGCCGCCGCCAGCTCGCGCTGCATCTGCTGCGCTTCGGCCTGGGCCTTCATCTGTTCCTCGGCCGCCGTCTTTTCCTCCGGGGTCATCTTGTCCGGGGGCGGCGCCTCGCCCGACATGCGGCGGATTTCCTGCGCGATGGCGTCCTTGTTCGGGAAGTCACTGAACTCGATCGCGATGCGAAGCAGGCGGATCGCCAGCTCCGGCGCGATTCCGGCGCGCGCGGCCAGCGCCATCATGTGCTCGAACATGACCTGCCGCATGGTGCCGGCGAAATCCTGCTCGGCCACCACGTAGTCGGCCTGGGAGGCGGTGATGTCGTTCAGGAACCGGACCGTGCCATCGGGCTGCAGCTCGGGCTCGTTGACCTTCACCCACTCGTAGCCTTCCTTGACCCCGGACACCCGGATTACCTTGGGCAAGGTGTAATACTGCTCGCACAGCGACAGGCGCTTTTGCCCGGAGATCTGCATCGCGTAGCGCAGGTTGTCCAGCGGCTCGGTCGAGGACACCGACCCCTGCTCCTGCCGGGCCGTGATGGCGGTGCCCGACTCGGCATTGGTGCGCCGGCCCAGGTTCTCGTCGTTCACGTTGACGCCGCGCTGGATCTTGGACGAATCGAGCATCATCAGGTCGATCTGACCCTTCACCATCTCGCTGTCGCGGCGGATCTCGAAGCGCTTGCCAGCCTTCACCACGATGTCGCCATCGGGACGATCGACCTGCTCGCGCATTTCCTCCATGTCCTCGACCGCGCCCTCGTCGCTGATCGTCTGGTTGGTCGCCAGCAGGAACTGCGCCTTGCTGAAGCGCTTGTTCAGGTCTTCCTGGATGTCGCGCACCCGGCGGCCGGGGCCATACGGCAGGCCATCGCGCCCGCGCCGGTAGGCGAACACCGGAGTCAGCGGGTAGCTCTGGTGCCGGTGCGGCAGCGGGCCATGCCGGAGCATGTCGCTTTCGGTCAAGATGGCGTGGTACATCCGCATCACCACGCGGTCTACCAGGGTCGCGCTGCCGCCCTCGACCGCCGCCCTCATCTCCGGGTTGTTCTCGTCGTACACCTGCCCGTGGTTGCCGTCGTCGGCATACATCAGCTTGGCCGGCTCCGGCTTGCGGTACCACGCCTGCATCACCCGCAGGCGCGTGCGCTGCGTGCCGTTGCTGTCCACGCTGGAGCGGTACGACCAGCGGCCGGAGGTCTGCGCCTGCTGCTGCATGTCGTCCAGGCGCTCGCCCATGTACCAGACTTCCTGCTCTTCGTCGTCGTGCAGGCTCTGCTTGGTGGCCGCCCGCTCCAGCGCAGCCCGGCGATCGGGGAACATGGCGACACCCACGTCCAGGTCGAGCCAGCGCCAGCGGAACAGGTAGCGCCCGTCGCTCACGTCCTTCTTCTTCGATCCGAGCGAATCCCACAGCACGAAGCGCCAGGACTCATGCCCGTGGTACAGGATCTCGCGGGTCGGATCGAGCGTGATGTCGTCCTCCAGCCACGACAGGCCGGCCTTCACCGCTTCCGCGAAGGCATCGGACTGGACGTACTGGCTGTTGTTCACGTCGCCCGCGTACTTCATCACCTTGGTCTTCACATCCGCCAGCGGGATGTCATCCTCGGTGCGGGGCGCCACGTGGGCGTCGATCCGGGACCGGCGTTGCGTGCCGATCATCCAGTCGATCATAGGCGCGATCTCGTTGATCGCGATCGGCGCCTGCCCGCGCGCCATCAGCTCCAGCGCATCCTCGGAAAACCACTGGTCACCGTCATAGAAGTCGTGATCCACCGCCATGTGGAAGCGGTTGACGGCCTGCCGGTCCATCTCCTGCCAGTACCAGTCCATCAGCCGCCGATGCTCGGTCTTGATGGGCTCGGCGTCCATCGGGTGCTTGGCCCGGCCCTTCTTCTTGCCGGCGCCCGCGCGCTCGATCGCATCCAGCTCCTTTTCCAAGCTGGTGTCTGCGTCCCGCGCTCGCACGTTCTCGATGCCCATGGCCGTCCCCTTACTGGTACTTCACCATCTCGTCGGGCTCGGGGAGATAGATCTCCGACTGAGACACCGTGTCCCCCGCCACCGACAGCGACATTTCCCCGATCGAGCCCGCCGTGCGCTTGCGCTCCTGGTAGCTCGCGGGGTCCGGCGGCATCTTCACGAGGTCACCCAGGCCGTCATTGATGATCTTGGCGATCCGATACCACTGGCTGACATCATCGAACCCCCATAGCTGACAAGCTACCTTCGCCTGCTCCGCGAGGTACTTCGGGTCGTCGTACTTGAAAGCTGACGACAGGCACACGATGAAGGCCGCGCAGCCGGTGCGACGGATCGGCCAGAGCACCATGGCGGGCTCGTCGTTGACGAACTGGAAGGCAGCGGCGATGTCGCCGTGCCTGCGGGTGAATAGGGCGTTGTCGCCGCCCAGTACGATGCCGGTCACAGGTTGACCCTCCCTCGATTCAGGCCGGGCCGAAGCCGCAGCGGAATGTCTCGCTTGATCGCGCCGGCCGGGCGCCAGCGGATCGCCTCCCGGCACTGAGCCCGGAAGGCCGCCGCGTGCTCGCGCGCCTCGTCGCCCGACAGGCTCGCGCCGACCGCCTGGGCGAGCGCCTGGAGCGTGCGCAGGGCAACCTCCCCGGTCTCGTCGCTGGCAACGCGCGTGCAGTCACCGAGCTTCACCGCCCGGCCCTGGTTGTTGAAGAACGCGATCACCACCTTGAAGCGCTCGCCGTTGTAGCGCAGGCGGCCAGGGGCGAAGTCGAAGGCGACATCCATCACGCCACCTTCCACGATCGGGCGGCGCTCTTCGGCGCGGCGCTCGCGCGCCCCACCCTCTCGAAGACCTGCCCCCACTGGCGGAAAGCGTCAGCCCCGTTGCTCGACCAGTCGTGTCGCGGGTGCACGCGGAAGGTTTCGGTGCGCTCGTCAAACTCGTACTGGTACTGCTCCAGGTTCGCGATCCCGACGTCGCACTTCTCCTGGTCGAAGCGGGCGAGGCCGAACGCGCGGCGCGTCTCGTTGATGCCAATGCCGATGTCCGCGATCTGCGGCACGATGTCGGTCGGGCGCACGCCGGCCGTGTTGAGCTGTTCCTCGACGCTCTTGCCGTCCTTGTTCGACATCGAGGCGAGCGTGACGATCGCCGCGTCGTGGGGCAGGTAGTGGCGCCCGTACACGTAGCCTTCACGCATCTGGCGCTCCTGCAGCTTGCCGGCGTAGTAGCTCGGCGGCCGGAGGCTGTCCTCCAGGTAGTCGATGAAGCGGTGCTCGACGCCGATCTGCTGGTGGAACCAGATCGCGGTCGCGTCCTTCCTGCCGATGTCCCAGAACGTGTTGACCGGGAAGCGCTCGACGTGCGGGAACTTGCCGATGTGCCCACGCTGGCGCGCGCGCATCATCTCGCGCCCGTAGATCGCGCCGTCCACCGCAGCCTCGAAGGCTTCGCCGGGCGTGCTCGGGTGCTCGGCCTTCATCGAATCGCCCAGGAGCCCCAGCTTGACGGCATACCATGCCATCTGCCCATCGGTCAGTTCGATGCCGAAGTCCGCGCGCAGCTTCCCGAAGTATTCCCGCAGCTCCGATCCGATGGTCGCGTACTCGGGATCCATGGTGTTGCGCGGATCCGCAAACCACGGGAAGAAGTGCAGCCGGAACTCCTGCGGCGCCAGCGGCCGGCCCATGGCCGCCACCTTCTGCGCCTCGGTCACGATCCGGTGAAACTCCCCGTCGCGTCCCTCGGCCGTGCTCTCCACAAAGGCGAATTGCCCCTGGTGCACCGCCTGCAACGAGCCGCTGACGATCTCCTTCGCCCGCTCCGGGAAGCGCCGGGAGATCTTCCCCATCTCCGACACGTGCAACATCTGCAGCGTGCCCGATCGCATCGAGGTGCCGACCTGGATGCTCGATCCGTTCGACAGCACCAGCTCGGAGGCGGACTGCCGCTCCGGCTTGATCGCAGCGGTGATCTGCGCCGGCAGGTTCTTGTACGGGTACAGGATCTTGTTGCGGAAGATCGCCATGGCTTCGCGCAAGCCGTGGGCGATGATCCCCGCCGTCAGGTCCGGGGTGAACACGGCGCTGTCCAGCAGCAGCAGGTCGATCAGCGTGGTGAAACCGTGCTGTCGGCTCTTCAGGATGACGTTGAAGTACCAGAGGTCGTCCAGCAGCTTCGCCTGGGCGGGGTTCAGCCGGAACGGCACCCGCTTTCCCTGTTCGTTCACCACCCAATACAGGTTGTTCAGGCGCCAGCGCTGCTCGTTCCATTCGGGCGGGAAGGAGGCGATCGTCATCGATCACGGGCGCACCGGCAGCGGGATGTTGTTCGCCGCAATCTGCGCGATGGCCTCCGCGATCGGGTCGGTCTTCTGCTTGTTGTCCAGCTCGAAGAGCCCTTGATGCTTCATCGCCTTGTCGAGCGCGCTGTTCTTGTCCCACAGCTTGACCTTGATCGAGCCCTCGCGGGTCACCTCGATCGAGGCCACGGCGGCTGCGATGTCATCCGGCCAGTCCTTCGGCTGCAGCAGCGCGCCCTTGGCGTCGAACAGCCGGCGCGGATCCACGTAGGCGATGCTGGCGACCTGCCTAAGCGTGCGCTCCAGGCTCAGCGTCACCTTGGATGCCGCCTCCCCCTGAATGGCCGCGATCCTTGCCGCGACCTTGGCGTTTTTCAGCAGCTTGGATGCCGCCTCATTGACGCTCTTCGGCGTCGCGCTGGTGACGTTGTACGCCTGCCGGTAGGCTTCCGACGCGTTGCCGGCCTCCAGGTAGGCCAGGGCGAAAGCCTCCTGCTTCGGGGTCAGCTTACCCACTGCGGGCCCTCCCTCTGCGCACGTTCGCCGGCATCGGCTGCTTGAGTCGATGTCGCACCTGATCGGCATCCAGGTCGAGCAGGTCGCAGCACCACACGAAGCCCCACGGCCGATCACTGGCGTTGTCGAACCACGCCCGCAGGACGCGGCGCATGGACGGCTTGCCGCGATCGATGTCCTGAATGGCCTGGGCGAGCACGGCGGCAACAAGGCGGCGCTCCGGCGGCGGAGACCATGACGCGCCGGTGGACGCGCTGATCCGGCTACGGCCGAGGCCAGTCGGCATGGCGGCGGCGATCACTTCGTCGTCTCCCGAATCCACTGTTGCAGCGCCTCCAGCGTCAGTCGATCCGCTTCAGCCGCTCGTAGAACGGCCAGTAGCTCTGCATTGCAGGCGGCTGCATCAGGTCCGCAGGCGGGCGCGGCGGGGTCGGGCACTCCATCGGGATGATTCTCGGGGAGCGTGTCGCGCAGCCGGCGATACTCCCGGTCACCAGCAGCACGAGCATCGCGCAGTGCAGTCTCAGCCCTCGCATTGGTCTTCTCCTGCTGGATGGCGGCGGCGCGGAGTCTGGAAGCATGCTCGATCGCCGCCGCATCGATCTGCGTTTGAAGATTCAAGCGCCCGGCGTCTCCCTTCGCCCATCCGACCGAGTGTCCATAGGCATAGGCGCCCGCCAACAGGCCGAGCGCGGCTAATGAGACCGCGATGACTGGGAGGGAGCGAGAGGCAATCCATGGGATCACGCCGCCCCCGCGATGGAGTGTGAGCTAGGCATGGGCGGAACCATGCCACCGGCTTAGATCACAACCTAGCCCTCAATACTCGAAGGTGGTCTGCTCCATGCCGATGTCCGTCCGCCGGTCCAGGTGGAGGAACGCGCGGTTCCACCCGATGCTCCAGCCGTGCCTCCAGGCGACGGCGAACAGATCGCCTTTGTCCTCGCCGGTGACCGCCACGTCGAAGGCCATGGCGCCCTGCTGTCCCGGCCTCGTCTCCCGGTCACCGATATGCAGACTGCGCAGCGGCGCCAGGATCGACACGCGCGCATTGTGGCCCGAGCACCGGCAGGCGCTCGTCAACTTCATCGGCCGGCCGTAGGCGGTGCGCAGCAGCTCCAGTTGATCGAGCGCTCCAGGATGGAAGCGGGCAAGCCCGCACCCACACCGGCATTGCAGCTCATCGCGGCCGAAGTGCGGGGTCATGCGCCCTCGCGCCGCAGGTCAGACGGCACGCCGCGCCGCCACCTGGGCATGTCGGCCAGCAGGTACAGGGCGCAGGCCGCGATACCGGCCACGTCCGTCCAGGTGTGCTCGTCGCCGGCCAGCACCTCCAGGCCCCGCGACGATGCCCACCCGGCCATCATCAGGTACGCCAGCGCGACGATCCCGACTCTCGGGGTATGCGCCTGGAGCATCGCCAGCCGGCAAATCACACAGAAAATCACGACAGTCCCGGCTATCAGAATCAGCATGTCAGTTCCTCCCGCCAGCCGCGCGGATTCGAGCCACGATTGTCTCCACCATTGCCAGCAGCACCGGCTGCGCGCCGGCGCCGAGCACGAATGCCACCGCGATGATCGCGCTGCGGTTGCCCTCGCCTCCGGCCATGTCCACCAGGAAGTGCGCCAGCGCCGCCGCGCACGCGGTCGAGGCGGCCACGGTGACCATCGCGCGGGCGCGCGTCACCGGCGCGGTCAGCGCCAGCATGGACAGCGCGCCGAGCAGCCCCCACACGATCGCGTAGTAATCCACGCCGATCAGCGCCAGGGAGATCGCGGACGCGCTGGCCGCGTAGGCGGCGGCCATGTTGACTGTCGGATCGGTCATCAGATCAGCGCCACCGGAGCGCCGAAGGACAAGCGGCGCAAGCAAAACGATGCGAATCTATAGCGCACGATACCTACGTTGATGGCTTGGGCAGTCATGTCATCAATCAATCAAGTCG